AAAATTTTATAAAAGAACCTGAAAATAAATTTATGGGTGGTGCTTTGTGGCAGTGGAAAGAACCAATTGCAGGTCACAAGTACATTATGGGTATTGACGTTTCTCGTGGTGATAGTGAAGACTTTACAACTTTTACTATTATTGATTTTGATGATAGAGAACAAGTGTTAGAATATATTGGAAAAGTCCCGCCTGATGTGGTTGCAGAAATTGCTTTCAAATGGGCAACTATGTATAACGCATTTATCGTTACCGATATTACTGGTGGTATGGGGGTTGCTACTTCCCGTAAATTACAAGAACTTGGTTATAAAAATCTTTATGTTGATGGAATAAATCCTGCCGATAAATGGAAATGGGACCCAAAACAGAATGATAAAATACCTGGTATTAATTTTAATTCGAAAAGAGTTTTAATTGTTCAGGCGTTTGAAGAGGCTTTAAGATTTGGGTTTATTATAAGGTCTCAGAGGTTATTTAATGAACTTAATACGTTTGTATACGTGAATGGTAGACCTGACCACCAAAAAGGTCAACATGATGATTTAATTATGGCTATGGCCATGGCAATTTATGTTGGTGAATCGTCATTCGCTAAATTAGAGAAAGCAACAGAACAAGCAAAGGCGATGATTGAGTCTTGGACAACAGAAAAACGTGATTTCAGAGATTCTTCACAAAATTTTAATCCGGGGTTACCTGTTGACATATATAACCAATACAGAATGGGTGGGTATCAATCAACAAAGAATGATTATGAAAAGTATTTATGGTTATTCAGTAACAAAAGAGTTTAATTTAACACGGATGAACTTATTATTTAAATAAAAAAATTATGGCAGAACAAAAATATACGGTATGGCAAAGGTTGGGTAAGGATGTATATTGGTAAACAGTGGCAAAAAGTTGAAAGTAACTTGTATACTCAAGCGGTTTATTATGAACCAACTCGTATGGCATCATATTATGATTATGAGTCTATGGAGTATACTCCTGAGATTTCTGCAGCGTTGGATATCTATGGTGAAGAATCTACAACACCCGATAAAGATGGATATATGTTACAGATTTATTCTGAATCAAAAAGAATAAAATCAGTATTGGCTGACCTTTTCAATAATAGATTAGACATTAATACCAACTTACCAATGTGGACAAGAAACACTTGTAAGTTTGGTGATAATTTTGTGTATTTAAAACTAGACCCTGAGAAAGGAATTGTTGGTTGTCAACAATTACCTAATATTCAAATCGAAAGATTGGAAAAAGGGATGAGGTTCCAACCGGATAAGTATTCTCAAGAAATGGAAAACGATGCATTGAAGTTTACTTGGAAAGAAAAGAATATGGAATTTAACACTTGGGAAGTAGCTCACTTTAGAATTTTAGGTGATGATAGAAAACTACCTTATGGTACATCAATGTTAGAAAAAGCAAGACGTATTTGGAAACAACTTTTATTATCTGAGGATGCAATGTTAATATATCGTGTATCAAGAGCACCTGAAAGAAGAGTGTTCAAGGTGTTTGTTGGTAATATGGATGATAAAGACGTTGATGCTTACGTACAAAGAGTTGCTAATAAATTTAAAAGAGACCAAATCGCAGACCCGTCAACAGGTAATGTGGATATGAGATATAACCAACTTGCGGTAGACCAAGATTATTTTATACCTGTTCGTGACCAAGCGGCAACAAATCCAATAGAAACTTTACCGGGTGGAACAAACTTGGCAGAGATTGCAGATATTGAATATATCCAAAAGAAACTTGTAACGGCATTAAGAATACCTAAGGCTTATTTAGGTTTTGAAGAAGCTGTTGGTGATGGTAAAAACTTATCGTTGTTAGATATTAGATTTGCAAGAACAATCAATAGAATTCAAAAATCTATGATTGCAGAATTAAATAAAATAGCAATCATCCATCTTTTCTTATTAGGTTTTGAAGATGAATTAACAAACTTTACTTTAGGGTTGACTAACCCATCTAAACAATCCGATTTATTAGGTATTGAGGTTTGGAAAGAAAAGATTCTTCTTTATAAAGATGCTGTTGCTGAGATTGCAAATAGTGTTGCGCCTGTATCCGCTTCTTGGGCTAAGAAACACATTTTAGGATTCTCTGACGAAGAAATCAGATTAGACATCCAACAACAGAGAGTAGAAAGAGCGGTTGCAGCTGAATTAGCAAAAACCGCTGAGGTAATCACTAATACAGGTTTATTTGATACAATAGATAAACTATACGGTAAGAAAGATAGTGAAAAACCTGCTGAAGGTGGTGATACAGGAGCACCTGATATGGGTGGAGCGCCTGATATGGGTGGAGCACCACCGATGGGAGGAGAGTCACCAGCACCTGAGGCTGGAGGGGCTGAGTTGGCACCTGAATCATTCAATAAAGATGACCTAAATTTACTACTTGAAGAACATTTATTTGGTCAAAATGATTTTATGAATTTAGGTAAAGCAAGAAATTCATTAGTAGAAATAGATGATAAACTGAAAGATTTGTTAGACAGATAATATTTATAATAAAAAAAGATGAACAAATTTGGACAATTAAAAACTAATATAGAAAAAACAAGTATTGATTTATTTGGTAAAAATAGATTTAATCAATTTATGAAGGAATTCAAATCTAATATTTTAGAGAATAGAGACTTGAGTGAAATTTTCTTCATTTATGATGACTTATCATCAAAAAAAGGAATGGATAAGGATATCGCAACAGACTATGTAAATGAATCAATCGAGTATTGTCAAATTTTAATTGATAACAATAAGACTAAAATATCTAAGTTATCTGAGTGGGTTTCATCTTACAATAGTAATACTGAAAACAATTATAAGAATATTGATACAATCATTTATAATAACTCAATTAAAAACTTAGAGACAGTATTAGAATCTAAAAAACAAATTATATCTAACTTAATTTCTGAAGGTGTAAAAAAAGAAATTAAAGAATCAGTTAACTTACCATTATCAACTATGGTTAAAGTTGCCGAAGACAATTTAAAAAATGAACTAGCTAATCTAAGTGAATCAGACAAAAAAGAAATCACATCGATTTCATCATTATCTAAAGAGGAGTTAGAAAAAGAATTTAACACACTTAAAGAGTCTGTAATAACTAATTTAAAAGGTTCATTAAACGTATCAAAAGAAGATGAAATTAAAACTATGATTGGTCAAACAATTACAAAAATTTCAGATTCAAAATGTACTCACTACGATTTATATAAGTTGAGAAAATTACACCAAGGACTATGAGTAAAAAATACTTTTTTGGTTGGGGTAACATAAAAAAAGGTATTACTGAAATAATCAGAATCTATTCAGAGAAACCATCTTTCTTTTCTAAGAAGAGAATAGAATCAGGAATTGCTTTTATAATAGCCGAGTGGGGTATGATATTTTTCTTACTTAAAAAGTACCCAAATTTAACCATGACAGATTTAGTCATGTGGGCAACAGTTCAGTTTGGGGTTTCGGGATACATTATATATCAAATACAAAAAGAAAAAAAGTTTGAGAAACCAAACGAAAATCAAGAAAGTTGATTTTTAAGTTTTTGAATATATTGCGCTCTTTTTTTCTCACTTCTCCTTTTAACAGAATTCTTTGTAAACTCTTGTCTATCTCGTAATTGTTCAGTTTGCTTTGTCTTATAAACTTTAAATTTATATTGTTTCAAAGCCTGTTCAATTGAAGACGCATTTTTTACTTTAATTATAATCATATTTTTTTTACTTTATAATATAAATATACGGAAAAAAGTCAATTTTGACATTTTTTATTTTTAGACTTACATTTAAAAAAAATAAACCTGAAAGTTATGATTAATGAAAAAAGGAAAAACATCAAAATTAAACATTTTTGATGATGCAAAATGTCTCTACGGTACAGTAGATTCAAAAAATTTAAAATCCATTTATGTGGTACTACAGACTTGGATTGAACCATTGAGTATAGATGAAAATTGGAACCGATTAGTTGGTGAAATAAAAAGACAAATACAACATACATTATTAGAAGTAGTAGATACCCAAACATTCGAAAGAAAACAAATTGTAGATTTAGATTTAAGGACAAGTGGGATACAAAAAAATAAAAAAAGTTTTATGAATATTGAAATAACATTATTTGTTCATAACAACACACACGACTTTAAATCCCCAATATTAAAAGACAAAATTAAAAAAATAGTTTCTTGTGTTTATACTGACGATTTAAAAAATAATAAACATTTTACTCTTAGTAAGACAAAATCTGAAGAATTCAAAGAAAGCTAATATTTATCTCTAAAAGAACTTATGAAAATTTTAGGACCTAGCGATACAGGTAAAGGTATATTAGTTGAGTGGGATGCAGGGATTATTAACCCTAACGAACCACGTAATCAAAGTATTATACGTGAATCTTACGGACAATTAGAACATTCTAAACCATTTGAATTTTATGCAACTCTTCAAAAGTGGGGGGTTCCAAATAGAAACGGAAGAGTATATCCTGAAAAGATATTAAGAAGAGAATCTGAAAAATATCAAGACGCTATTAAACGTGGTATGTCCATTTCAGAATTAAATCACCCTGAATCTTCTTTAATTGACCTTGATAGAGTATCTCACCTTATCACAGAGATGTGGTGGGAAGGTAACGTATTAATGGGTAAGATTAAATTATTAACTACGCCAGGTTTTCATGAAAGAGGTATAGTATCATCTAAGGGTGATGTTGCAGCTAACATGATGAGACAAGGAGTTACTATGGGGGTATCTTCTCGTGGTGTTGGTTCATTAGTTAAAAAGGGTGACCAAAACGAAGTTCAAGACGATTTCGAATTAATTTGTTTTGACCTTGTATCTTCACCGTCCACACCTGGAGCATATCTTTACTTGAATAAAGAAGATAGACCAAGATATGAAGAAAAATTATCAGAACATGATAATACTTTAGTTAGTGTTGGAGGTGGATTAGAAAAATCTGTTGACTTAATGAAAAGATTGTCCGACTATTTAGGAAAGTAAAAAAATTTATTATGGACGAAAAGTATTTTGTAGCAAAAATCACAACTGATATGGTTGATGATAACACAGGTAAAGTTAAAAAAATGAGAGAAGAAAAACTTGTGAGAGGGTTTTCACCGACAGATGTCGAAGCAAAGGTAACGAAAGTTTACGAAACTTATTCAATGGATTGGAGAATTACAGCAATTGTTGAAAGTAAAATTGACGAAGTTATCGAATAGTTTTTTAACAAATTTTTTAAGAAGGGACTTATGGTCCCTTTTTTTATGCTTTTAATTTTTTTCTTGTAAAGGTGGATAAATAAGAACTTTTTTGAATAACGATATATTTATTTAGTAAAATAAACGCATAACGCATTGCATTAAAAAAATGAGTTTGGAAAAAAACGAAAATTTAGTCGAGAAAACTTTACTACAAATAAAGTCAATCGAGGAAGCTATAAGCGAAAACGCAAAAGGAATACTTGCTTCTACAATGAAGGAAGAAATCAGTGAATTAGTAAAGGAGTCATTATTTGGCACAAAATCAAAATCGTCTTTACACGAGCAAGAAGAAGATGACACCGAAGAAGTGGTAGGTGTGGAAACTGACACAGAAGTTGCAGATGATAGTGAAGAGACAACAGACGTTGATGCTGAGGTTAATCCTGAAGGTGGTGAATTTGATATCACTATGATGGATACCGATGTTGATACTGATAATGAAGACGAATTACCTCCCCTTGATATGACAGGGGCAAAACCTGATGAAGTATTGAAAGTGTTTAAGGCTATGGGTGATGAAGATGGAATTATCGTTGTTAGAGACGATAATAAAATACACCTTACTGACAACAACACCGACACTGAATACTTTATTGATTTAGGTGATGATTCAGAAATGCCAATGGAAGAACCTATGGAAGATATGAATGAGAGTGTGATTTATGAATTAGTCTTCGAAGAGGATGAAAAAATGGGTAAACACGAAATGGAAGAAGATTATATGGAGGAAGAAATAGACGAAGAAATTGACGAAACAATTTACGAATTGGAAGTTAGTGAGTCTATGAAACCTGTTGGTATGGGCTTCGGAAAAATGAAAAATGGTTTATCTAAATCATCTGTTAACAACAAAGGTTTCGATGAAGATATGGAAGATGGTATTAAATCAGAGAAAAAAGGAAAAGGTCCTAAATTCAACTACGGTAAAATCAAACATGGTGTTACTGAAAACTACATGGAAGAAGATTACATGGAAGAAGGATGGATGGATGAAGAAATGATTGATGACATGAAAACCGAATCTGACTACATGGAAGGCGATTACATGAAAGGAGACTACATGGAAGGAGATTGTATGGAAGGTGATTGTATGGAAGGTGACGCTATGGTAGACGAATTACCTGGTGAAACTACAGAAGCATCAAGAACTATGACTTACATGAGAAGAGCACAAAGAGACCGAGTTGCAGCACCAAGTCAATTAAGAAAAGAATCTGTTGAAAAAGAACTTAATTTATTAAGAGAGAAAAACGAAGAATACAAAAAAGCTTTAGACTTCTTTAGAAATAAATTAAATGAAGTAGCAGTATTCAACTCAAACTTGGCTTATTCTACTAGATTGTTCACTGAACACTCAACAACAAAACAAGAAAAAATAAACATACTTAGAAGATTTGATAATGTTGAAACTATCAAAGAATCTAAATCACTTTACAAAGCAATTAAATCTGAATTAGACGGAGTAAGTAAAAGTAATGAAGTTGTAACTGAATCAGTTCAAAGAAAACTTGTTAACACTCCTTCAAATGGTTCAGCATCTAATTTGATTGAAAGTAAAACTTATGAAAATCCACAATTCTTAAGAATGAAAGATTTGATGGGAAAAATTAAATAAATAAACAATAAATAAACTCAAATTAAAAAAAATAAAATGGGAGCATTATTAGAATCAGGTCTTGTTGGTAACATCGGGTTAAAACACCTTAAAGTTATCAAAGAAGATACAATCAACAAATGGGATAAATTAGGATTCCTAGACGGTCTTAAAGGACACATCAAAGAGAACATGGCACAGTTATATGAAAACCA